CAGCAATTGATTCTGCTACCGATTCTGGCAATTCTTCTATTGCCGGTAATGTAGTACTAGTCGCAGTCGAAACCGCAGATATCGCGGTAACGGTGGTTGGTGGGGAAGTGGTTGCAGTTGTTGTGGGGCTTACTGTCGTCGTTGTCTGGGGGATTGATGAAGATGATGTGGACCGCGGAATCGTCGTCGTAGTCAATGCCGGTAAGGTAGTCGATAATACTGTTGAGGTTGTCGTTGTCGGTAAGAACGTGGTCTCCGTAGTTGTCGACGATATCGGCAAAAGCGTGGTTGAGGGCTCGCTGATTAGCAAGGTGCTGCTCGTTGTCGTCCATGGGACCTCCGTTGTTGTAGTGGTGGTTGTACTTGTAGTTGTACTTGTTGTGGTGGTACTAGATGTAGTTGTTGTTTCTTCGACAGTACTAGATGTGGTGGTTGTTGGGCTATTGGTAAAGCCACTTATTTCTAATTGGTAATCAAGGTTCCAGTTACTATTAGGGCCCCAAACGTCTGGTTGGCCGCAGCAAACCCCAGCGCGGAGCCTGTACCAACCCGGTTCTACTTGGACTTGTATAAAACTTTGTAGACCGTACCAGTCGTCGTTGGTCCTAATGAGGGTACCTTCAGAGTTATAGAACCACAACTGAGGGTCTGACGGGTGGTTCGGTACTTCGTATGTACGGGCTGTGAAGGTAGTCGGAACATCATAATTGAACCAATAATCTGTAGGTGCTGTGACTATTAAGTTTTCAGCTTTGACCGGCTGAACGCCTATGATAATAAGCAATGCGCCCGCGTACGCGAGCAACCATTTACTTAGCCTTGGAGAACGCTTGGGCAACTTCTTCTTTTGTAAGAACGCCATCTTCTGACCACGAGCGAAGTAACGATTCAGTCACTTTAGAGGCGCTAACAACGCCTGCAATAGCTGCTGATTTCCACAATTCAACCCCAAAAATAGCGCCACCAGCAACGGCAGCAAGGGCTGATGAGCCGAATACTCCGGCTACTCGTAATGCAATTGTTTGAAGTTTAACCATGATATTCCTTAAATGTAGTCACGCTTAATAATATAGTTCAAAGTCATGTACGGTTGCAGGTTGTTGTGGCCAGAAGAAGCGTTTACTGCAGATGCGGTACTCGTGTCGGCAGTTCCATACCCGGCAAAAACGTATTCGTTGGCATCGCTAGAAAAACGAACAGGCTGCAAGGCAAAACTTGAACTTTGAAATGTATGGTTATGTGCTGGCATCCCTGATTGAGCGGCGGTCAAAGTAACCGTTTTTGCCCCACCGGTTTCAAACATGTTGTCAAATTCCGTTTCGGCAGTGTTGTAGCCAACAATAACCTTACCTTTTAAGTTTGGTGTAGTAGAACCTACTAGTGCCGCTAATTGGGGGTAGCCAGCTGTACTGGTTGTCCCGTCGCAAAGCAACCAACCTAATGGGGCGGTGTAACCAGGGTAAGCATGGATCGTTCCAACCGGGCAAAGAAGCTGCAAATATGGAGGCGTAATACTAAGAGCCACGACTCCTTGTGATTTGCTTACTGCTATGCCATTTTCGCCAACAACACCGTTTACAACGCTCGTCGATAAATAATCTTCAATTAATTTATCGCGCATTTCCATGTCGTCGACAAATTCACCAAGGTATTTTTTTTCTTGCAATCGGCCCAAGGTGTCGGTAACGTCTTCCCATCTAATAGGAAATTCAAAACCTATGCTCGAGTTATTTTCTTGCCTGGAAGCAGTTTGCCCAGAACCCTCTCCGACGCCAAGCGCTACAAGATCTTGGCCAGACCCAAAGGGACCACCAGAGGAAGATGTGCCAACAGCATCTTCAGCGTTAGCGTTAAATCTTTCGGTCATGCGTGGTCTTCGGTAATAGCCATTACGCGCCTCACCTTGCAACCGGAAAATGCAACTTGCACTTCAAATCCATACCCATGACCGCCGTTGTCTGGCCTGAAGCGAAAAACCCGCCCAAGAAAACGGGTTCCCGTCCCGGGGATTGTAGTGTTTGCGGTTGTGTAGGTAAGGGTTGTCGAACTTACGTTTCCAGCAGTTATTGGGAGGTCGCCCAATGGGTACTTCATGTTTACCGTGCAAGCAACGGTTCCATCGCCGGTGTAAGCGTACGTGGAGTTGAGTTGAGTTAATTCGACTTCTACAAAAACGTCGATAACGCTTATGGGAACTTTACTCATAAAATCAACAAGTCTTACTGTTGCAACAGTAGGGATTCCAGCGGCAGACGAACCTGGCTCAAAAGAAGGTATCTGCATGTTGTGCACAGCAATCGTGGGGTTTCCCGTAGCGGGGTATTTAAGTTCCACAACTTGCACGTCCGGAGATTTCCATTCGTCGCTTCGTGATTGCACAGATAGTGCTGGGTAAAAATAAAGAGTTTCTCCGGTGGACGCAGTGGTTGCCCGAGTGATTAAAGCTCTGCTCCATCTTTCTTGTTGGTTCAACATCCACAATATGCAGGTTTTGGTTGTATCGTCATTATCGACTAAGCCAACCTGCAGTATGCCAAGCGGGCCTTTTGCAATGCTTATATTCTGAACATTGCCTGCAAAGCGCTGGAAAGCCATAGGTCGTACGCGCGACCCGTTAAGCGTATACAAGTTGACAGGCCAACCAACGGTACCCGTGTCTGTGTTGAATACAACTTGGTTATTCCATTCGCCAACAGGGTCGTCGGAAATAATCCCCATTCCATTGTTGACCTGGCGTACTGCGGCGCTGTAGTTAAGAACTCCAGTTACAACAAACCACCCAGAAGGCTTACCAACAAGTAAATCAAAGTTGCGGGCAACAACATTGGAAATTGAATCATTGTTATAGCCGATAACAATATAGTTTGTAGCGCTCCATGCGGCAGTAAAATCCGATGCTTCGCTGAAATAAAGGTAGCTATTAGTAGACCACCCAATCATTCGAGCGCCCCAAATTGTAAGCCCAACAAGTCGCGTTGCCGAAGTCGCGCTCATTACGGCGGTAATGGTTACGTAAGAAACGCTACCCACAAGAGCACCATAAATGTCAAGCCGCAAAACAATTATGCGGTTAGTGTCTCCCGCAACATAAACGCTTACGTCTGAGGAAGTTCCGCCAGCCGCCAACATTACTGGTCTAGAAACAACAAAATCAGCTACGGAACCAGTAAGCGTCAGAGTGTGTCTTGTCACTGTTGTCCCAGCAATGGCATACAAATAAGCGGCCGAAGCGGTCTCGGCAACAAAACACATGACCCCATTAAGCTGTACTGGCTGACTAACGTTTGTCCATGCTGCCGTTATTTTTCCGGAACTTGTGTCTGCCCCGGTAAGAGTTTTAACTGTTGGCGGATACATGGGGATGAGCGTTGCGTCATCCATTGCAACGGTTACATTGTCGCCTTGAAACGTGTTGCGGGGCTGTTGAGTAGCGGACGGGCCCATGTAGTAACCGCCAGTAAAGTCATCCCATTCGACAATGCGCTTGGCCATCTACTGCCAACTTGCGTAAGTGTACCGACCAGCAGTTTGTATTTTGCGGCCAGTTTTGCTACGAACGTCATCGCGCATGCGGTTAAGCAAATCGTTTGATTCGGCAAAGTAAATCTGAGCGGTGCCTTCGTCTTGCCGACGCATTGCGCAAAGGTAGGAAGCGTAGGAAATTAACCAACTTTGCAAAAAATCAGGCATAATTGGGCTCTGGGTATCAAGTGTCAGATCTGGTTCTGACTGGTAATAATACAGAGTCCCTAGAGTTAAGGTCGTAGGAATTGGCCAAAGCTTTATTTGCTTACCAATAATGGTCCAAACGTAAGGGTAGCCAAGCTGGTTCTGGTCAATAAACTCGTTGATCTCCACGTATGGTACGCGGTAGGTGTCGATAACAAGTTCTTTGGCGCGAACAAATTCACAGGGAACTTCCGTGTAGCCAACATTTGCCGGAAGCGCAATTTGTTGAGAGTTGAGCAGCCAAGGCCAATCGCGGGTTGAAGTTATGACGCGCAAGGCGGAGTTGATTGCACTGTTTACTACGGTGTCAGTAATCAGGCCGTCGCCAGCAGAAGGTATGGCAAGACGATTCTTGATTTCCGTTCTGAGTTCACCACGATTCATAGCACTAGACTACTACCAAATGCCCTAAGCTTTCGCTAGGGGTCTTGAATGCCAGGTCGAGGGCATCGGAGTATTCAGCGCTGATCTGGGTGACAAGTTCTTGGATAAGAGCATTGCGTTGGCGTTGCGCGGTGTGTGCCCCAATGTGCTGCAGGTACAAAAGCTTGTCGATGTGTACGCACCTGGTCGTCAAGTATGTCCTGACAATCAGTTCGTAATCGTCAGCTACCGGCAAGTCGATCTTGTGCCCGCCCATACGGCGATACACGTCAGAACGCCAAGCCCGTACATGGTTTGGCACCGAGACAATATGCCCGAGGGTAATGCGGTTTAGCTCAGGGGCAATCATCTCCCATACGCCGTACTTGTCGTTCCAGCGCTCAGAACCGTAGCCAAATGCCCAACCCTCGGGGTATTTGCCCGAGCCGCCATGAGGCAAAAGCTCGGCGCAATTCGAGTAAACAAACCCTGCGTACGGGGCCGCATCAAAAGCTGCCTGGATTTCTGCCAGCGCATCGGGGGTGAGTTCGTCATCGTGGTCTAGTTCAACAAGTATCTCGCCTAAACCTAACGAGAACGCCATGTGTTTTGCGTAGCCGATGTTCCCGCCTGAAGGTACGTGTGGACGGAACACCCGTATCTTGTACCGTTCATCGGAACAGAAACCGTATACCTGATTGTATGTATCCATGCCAGGGGAGTCGTCGTAGATAACCCATTCCCAATCTGTGTGGGTTTGGGCTTTGAGTGATGCCCATGTGCGGGCTAGGACTTCGGGTGGGGTGTTGTATGTGCAGGTGATGACACTAATCATTAGAACTTAATAATGTAGTTCAACACGATTGTCGGTTGCATGTTGTTGTGCGCACCACCACCGCCCGTGTTTTGGTTAGTAGCAGTAGCATCACCTACAAATAAACCCTGAGTTACTGTGCGACCATAAAATCCAGTACCTCCGCCGCTAACACTAATGTTTGTAACTCCTGGTATAAAACCAGGGTCGCTAAAAGCGTGTCCGTGAATGTTCTGTGTGTGCGTGTGGCTAGGCATTTCAGCACTTGTCAAAGTGATAGTTTCCGTACCAGTAGTAGTACCGAGAGTGTTTGATATAGATAGGCGACCAGCATCAGTACCGCCCATGTTGTCAACACCAGCAACCGCACGACCACGCATATCGGGGAGGTTGAATGTTGTTGAACCGTCGCCCGAACCGTAGGTGGTGGATATGACAGCGAAAAGGTTTGCGTATGTTGTGCGTGAAACTGCTTGACCAAAAGACAGCAGCCAGCCTGTTGGGGCTGTTGAACCTGCGTAGGCTTCTATGGCTCCTGCTGGGGCAGATACCGCTCCTTGCCATGCTGTACCGTTCCAAAACAACATGGCAAAAGTGTCTGTCTCAAAAATCATTTGTCCCGTGTATGGGGCTGTGGGGCGTGTGCTGGATGTGCAGACACCTGGTCGAAAACCTGTAGACAAAGAGTTAATAGCCATTAAGAGTTCCTATATCCATAAACACGAACAGTTCCGCCAACCATTGTTCCAGTACCACTCATCCCTATCGTAAAGTCCGTGTATGAACTAGAAACTGCATGAAACCCAAGCGAACGACCAACAAACCCGTTGTTCCAAGAGTTGTAAGCGTTACTTTCAGACCTGGTGTGAATAGACAAAAATGGGCAAAACAATCTTACTTGCATTAAAGCAGAACTAGTTGAACCGCCACCAACCCACAGAAATGCACTACTTG